TGGTTTCGTAGTGATGAACCGCATTTAAGTCATTTCCATAAACATTTTCGGCATATCTGTATAAGTCTCTATCAGAAAGAGGCCATTCATTTCTTACATTTACAATACCGGCAGTCATAAGAACCACCCAGTCATAATCTGCCTTGCCATAAACTTCTTCTGCAACAGTATCAGGTCTTGCACCTTCTGGAATCTGATACTTATTAAACAGAGTGAAAACATTCTGTAAGTCATCACGAAGTTTTACCCGACGAAATAGATTCTTTGCTCTTACATAATTCTGTGAGGAATTACTATCGGCAAAAGGTGATTGATACTCTAGGTCTGGTAATTCTCTAAAATAAGACATATTAGTAACCTACTGCTTGTTGTCCAATACTACTATTATAATCTTCATTATAAATCGGATTGAGTTCGGTAAAACTAAGAGACAATTTCATATGAACCGGAGTTTTATCAGCATAAGTAGCATATGAACCTGAACCCGTATAATTCATACCCATACTCGTCAAAGCACAGGGTTTGAATTTGTTTAGGTAAGGATGGTCCTGACTTCCACTCTTATATTTTAGAAGGAAAATATTTGGTGCTGAAATGAATAAACCAGCACCTTCAGTATTGCTACCAGTTTTTGGTGCCATAGATTGCTTAAAGATTCTTATAATTTCTTTAACAACATTTGATTCTTTTTCATCTCTTGGAGCAAAATCAAAATCAAATTGAAAAGTCCTTAGATTGACACCACTGAAAAGTAATTCTAGATTTGGATTTAAAACTTGACCCGATGATCTCGATAGAAGTGCAGTTGGATTTACACTTCCATTTGATACACTATTTACTAATGCGGAACTAAATGCATTTATTACTAAATCTTGCCCTCCCCCCTGAGTTAATACTTGCATACCAGTTGTACCTAAGTTCTTAATAGCATCAATAGTGCCTTCCCCAAATCCTTTAGATTTAAGAATACTTCCTGCTGCTTCTACACCTGCAGCAGCGAGAGGATTTAAACTATCATCACCCCAATTGACCTGATTTGTATCTCCAATATTTGATGGTATTGGTAATTGTATTGTTTGTCTTGCTTTCTGCTTGGAATTTTTTTCTGTTCCTGTTGCTAATTTAAGATTGTTTACTCCAGTTTCGAGTCCCGGAGGAACATACTCAATCACACCTATTTCTAGGTAATCGTCATTTTTACCAATACTCTTCTGTGGATATCTAAGAGGTGCCGCAGACGAAGAAAGTTTGGCAGAAGCAGATCCAGCAATTCTTTCCGCATTTGGTGATAAACTTCTTGATATGTTAAATCCGTTTACCATTTATCTTTTTTAGTTATTTATCTTGATTTGTCCAAAAGGTATTCTTCTTAAATCACCAACTTCATTTTTATCCACAATATGTAGGGGTCCAATCACTTCTTCAAAGGTATATTGTCTCTGTTCCCCCCAATGAAAGTTAATACCACTAAATCCCCAAGAATAAACATTTGTAACGGCAACCAGAGGATGTGCATCATATCTTACACGAGGAGTCTTCGGTCTATAAACAAAAGTATAAAAATTACCTGCCTCTGGAGAAGTAGTTGTTTGTTTTAATACATCAAGTATTTCTAACATCAAATCCTCCGCATTTTCTGTTCCGTATAAGTTTTTAAGTAGGGGTTTGATACGATTCATTTTTTACCAATTCCAAGCTCATTTTCAGTCAAAATTCTGAAGGTCCATCCTCTGTCCTTACAATATTCTCTTGCCGCTTCCCACTTTGATTGGTTTTTGGCATACTCATAAGCTTCATAGATATATCCTTTGGTCTGCCTTTTTGGTTTTGCTGGTGGCATCGTTTGCTTATAAGGTTTAATTTCAATCAGATATTTCTTAGTACTTCCATCTGGTTCTTTGACCTTTATATAAGCATCTGGAAAATATCTATGAACTTTGCCATCTACAGGAGAACGATAAGGAATTGCAAGTTCTTCGGAAGCATACTCTAAAATATTTTCATTCGTATCACAATATTTTAGAAACTTCAATTCCCATAAAGACCGATAGATGATGTTGGTGGGGTCTCCAACATATTTTTCAGGAAATGATGGTTTAAATTTTCCCTTATAAGACATCTAAATACTTATACTAATAAGACTCATAAAAGGTATTTAGAGTGCCTAGTATCCGCAGAATATCCGACTTTAAACCACTATTTACGAATCTGGCTCAGAGTTCTCACTTTCAGGTCATATTTGGTGGTTTGCCCGGTCCGCTTTTATCACATCTTGCAATAAGAGGTGTTAACCCATTATTTATTGCTAATGATGCCGGACTACTTTGTTTTTCGGCATCACTACCAGGAACCACACTAGCAACCGCAGATATTACCAATAACTACACGGGAGTAAACGAAAGAGTTGCTCATCGTAGAATCTTTACAGAAATTGGTCTAGAGTTTTATGTTGATAGTAATTATACCACTTTAAAATTTATAGAGCACTGGATGGAGTTTATTGCTAGTGGTTCTAATGAAAATCCATCAAGAGACGGATATTACTTTAGAATGAGATATCCAAGAGATTATAAGAGTGATATGACTAAAATTATTAAGTTTGATAGAGATTATAATGTAGAAATTGAGTATAATTTTTTCGGACTATTTCCACTTTCTTTAAATTCAGTACCAGTTCAGTATAATGGTTCTGATATATTGAAAATGAGTGCCACATTTAATTATGAAAGATATGTTTGTGGCAGAACACTAAGTTTGGATTTTAACCGAAATGATGACAATAATAAAGTTTCTAATACTGTTGTCAACAGCACTATAAATCAAGTAAATAGACAAAATAGACTTGCAACAGGAAGAGATGAGTTGATTAATAGAAATCTCAATCTTGGAACTGGAAGACTAGATGATCCAAGACCTGTCGGTGTTGCATAAGTCGTCTAAATAATTTTAACTGAACTTTATAGGATATTATAAATATTAGTGCCTGAGCTGGTGGTTCTTTTCAGGAAGAATGGGAGCAGAAATGCTCCTTTTCTTGTATAAATAGTTATAACCACCAGTTTAAGAGCAGTTATGCAACCTCGCATATACACATATAAGATTACCTTTGGGGAAGTTCCATATTATTATTATGGTAGTCACAAAGAAAAGAAATATAATGAATATTATATGGGATCTCCAGTTACTCACAAATGGTGTTGGAAATTTTATACGCCAAAAAAACAAATATTAGAATTTTTTGATACTAGAGAGGAAGCAAATTTCATAGAAAATAGATTGATAAAACCAGTTCTTAATGACCCATATTGTCTCAATGAAAATTGTGGGGGAATAGTATCTTCTCTTCTATGTAAAAAAGGTGCAAAAACTTTAGTTGATAATAAATTAGGAATACACTCAAGAACAAGAGAGCAAATTATAAAAGATGGAGATAAAGGAAGAGAAACGCAAAAAATATTAAAAATTGGTATATATGGATTATATCCAGAAATAAGAAAACAAAATGGTGAAAGATTAGGACAAAGAAATGTTGAAACTGGTCATATACAAAAACTTGGTAAAGAATATGGGAAATTGTGTTCTGAAAATGGATTGGGATTTTTTGGTATGGATGAAGGTGAAAGAAATGAAGCAAGAAGTAGGGGTGGAAAAACTAGTGGTAATAATGCCTATAAAAATAAAACAGGAATACACACATTTACTAAAGAACAAAAACAAGAAATTGGGAGAAAATCTGGGAGGAAAAATGTTGAAACTGGTCATATAAAAAATCTTGGGAAAACTCATTCTAAACAATTAAACTCTAAGTTGTGGAAATGTTTAGTTACTGGTTATATTACTACTGCTGGACCTTTGACTAATTATCAACGCTCAAGGGGAATTGATACTAGTCTTAGGGATGAAATTTGTGATAAATAAATTGAACATTATAATATTGAGATTTTAAAAATGGTTTTGCCAAAAATTTCCACGCCAATCTACGAATTGGAAATTCCATCATTAAAAAAGAAAATTAGATATAGACCATTTCTGGTTAAAGAAGAAAAAATTCTGATTATTGCTCTAGAAAGTGAGGATTCTAAACAGATTGCAAATGCAGTTAAGAATGTTATTTCAAATTGCATTTTAAGCAAAGGTGTTAAAGTAGAAGACTTATCTACATTTGATATTGAGTATTTGTTTCTCAATATCAGAGGTAAGTCAGTTGGAGAAACTGTTGATGTTTTAATCACTTGTCCTGATGATGAAACAACTCAGGTTCCGATGAGTATTAATTTAGATGAAATTAATGTTGAAGTTGACCCAAAACATTCTCGTGATATTAAATTAGATGATACTCTGACTTTGAGAATGAGATATCCATCTATGACTGAGTTTATCAAGAATAATTTTGATTCTGGTGATGGTGTAAGTGTTGATGATACTTTTGATTTAATTATATCCTGTATTGAACAGATTTATTCGGAAGAAGAATCTTGGACTGCAAGTGATTCTACTAAAAAAGAACTGCTAGAATTCGTAGAGCAATTAAGTTCCAAACAATTCAAAGAAGTTGAAAAGTTCTTTGAGACTATGCCTAAACTTTCTCATACTATTAAAGTTAAAAATCCAAAGACTGGCGTGGAAAGTGAAGTTGTATTGGAGGGTCTTTCAGCTTTTTTCGTGTAGGTATGGCGCATACTGATCTTGCGTCATACTATAAGACAAACTTTGCTCTGATGCAGCATCATAAATACTCTTTGACTGAACTAGAAGATATGATTCCTTGGGAAAGGGAAATATACATAACTCTCCTACAAAATTATATTGAAGAAGAAAACCTAAAGAATCAAGCAAATGGCTGATTTAGCACAAATAGCTCAAAGTGGGGTAGATCCTATATCAGGGTCCTATTTGTCTGCGGAAAGAAGAAAGGCACTGTTCAAAAGAAGTAAAGTTTCATCAAATATTTTTGGTGGAGGTGGAGCAATTGTTCCAATTAGTAAAAAATCAGATCCAGAGACTCTGGCAATTGCAAAGTCTCAATCATCATCAATAACTTCCGTACAACAGCAGGTTAATACCTTAAGTTCTGAGGTTGCTAATTTAAATAAAGTAATATTCATTCAGACCCAAACCGTAAATGGAGTTCAAGAACTAGTAGGAAGTTTAAGGGGTGAAGTTACTGGGTTTAATTCTTCTTTAAATAACGTTGCAAAGGCAATCAATGCCGATAGTGTTCTAGAACAGAATCGTGTAAAGAAAGAAAACGAAGAGCAAAGAAGAGCAACAGAATTAGGATTAAGAGCAGGTAGAGAAAGTCTTTTAGAAAAAGCAATACAAAATGCATTAATTGCTCCGGTTCGGGCAATTGCACAAAAAACACAATCTATCTTGAGTAGATTGGCACAATTTTTTGGAACATTATTGCTTGGATGGTTAACCAATCAAGGAATTGAAACTCTTAAAGCATTATCTGAGGATAATGGTAAAAAATTAATAGAAATTAGAGATAATGTTCTAAAGGCTCTTGGAATTGGTGCCGCAACTTTATTCCTATTAAATGGTGGATTTTTTGCCATTGCCGGAACCATTACAAGACTATCTCTTAAAATTGGGGGATGGTTGCTTAAGAATACAATTGGTAGATTTTTTGGAGCACTTGGAGCTCTTTTGAAGAGTGCTGGAAGTGCAATAGTTTCAACAGCAAAGGCTGGAGCAGCAGTAATAACAGGAAAAGGAACAAAAGCACCAACACCTGCAACTCCTGCTGCCGGTTCTGTTGATGATGCTGCTCGTGCCGCTGCTCCAGCTGCTCGTGCCGCTGCTCCAGCTGCTCAGGCTGGTGCCGCTGTTGCAGATGATGCCGCTAAGGCAACTGCGAAAACAGCAGGAAGATTTGTTCCTGGATTAGGAGCAATTATTTCCGGAGGTGCTGCTTTATATGATTTTTCTAGAGGAGACCCTCTTGGAGGTGCTTTAAATACTATTGGAATGCTTCCTGGACCTTTTGGTTGGGCAGGAACTCTTGGAAGATTGGCTCTTGAGGGAACAAGAATAGCAGGCGGAACTGATAATAAACCACAAACACCATCAGCAACTTCTCCAGCACCAACAAAGACAACAACTACTGCAGTAAAACCACAAAGCCCAGTAATACCATCATCTGCAAAATCTGAACCAACTACTGCTATTAACGATAAACCATTTGAGCAGCAAATGAGTGATCTAAAGGCACAGGCAAATTCAATTGATTTCACTCAGGCACCACAATATGGAGAACTCAATATAACACCAGAGGATA